CATAAAATGGTGATACAGGTTGTCCCTCTTTATAAAAGAAATGAATAAATTGGTATCTATCATCGCATTGAGATGATACTATATTATTACAAAAAAACCACGGAAACTTAGACGATAAAATCGTATTTTGTAAATCTAATGCCAATCGCTCATCTAAAAAATTATCAAGTATTTTCATTTATGATCCATAACCAAATTCTTTCCTTGCTGCTTCTTCTAATTGTGCCATCACTTCTTCCGTGAAATATTTCTCGGGATCGGCAAGAATAACAGAAGGATAAACCAACAACGATACGATTTCCTTTACGAGTGAATACTCCGTGCTCCTCACCCAGTTCCAATAGTCCGTAATAGCGATCCAATCCACGCTCGTCAAAGAAAAGTCTTGTGGCAATTTTACTACCCTCCTTGGTTAGTCGTGACTTCTTAGCTTCACACTTAATAATGTTCCCCACCACTTCTGTGCCGTCCTTCTCTTTCGACTTGGACAAATATATGATAGTCGATGCTGCGTACTTTAGTCCAGTACCACCACCCATTTCTTTTTGTGGCACATACGATCCGATCACATCATAAGTATGGTTGGTCACGATCATGGGAACATTTGCTTGCCCAAGTTTTAGGGTCAGCACACGGAAAGCACCTTTGATTAGTTGTGATTTAGTCATGTCACGAACTTGCTTGTCGTTGGCAACATCTTCCATCTCTTTGGTGGTAGAAAGCATACCAAGACTATCCAGGACAAACATCAACGGTTGACGTTCATCTTTTGGTTCTTTGAGGTACTTGTCAAGAATACGAACTGCTTGTGTTCTAAACTCTTCAATTGTTCCGACAGGAAAGATTACCATACGCTTACTATCAATCCCACGACTTTCAATCATATCGCGGGAAATAGCAGACTCACTTTCAAAGTAAATGACGCCACCATCAGGGTTAGCATTAAGAAAATGTTTTTCCAGTGCTTGTTTCCCCAGCCAGTGCGGTGACTTTGTTAGATGGGATCCCACCAAAGATAGATCCACTAACCAGTGCGTTAAAAATGAAAGAACCCGTATCAACAAAAGTAGTAATGTCACCAGCGGCAACACCATCACTAACCAGAGCAGCATACTCATTGCCACTGTCTTTAATAACTGAATCTAAAAATCCCATTGTTTTGCCTCATCTTCGTACATATTAACATAAGAATAGTTGTTGCTCATCATTTTAGCAAATGCTCTGGCAGTTTCATACTCCTCAAAGCACTTGATGCTATCTGGACCAATCTGCCCAACAACATGATTGGTCCAACTCACAACCCAGACATTCATTCAAAGAAGCTCCCAATCGTAACTACTTTCTCGTGTTTCCATCCAATACATTCTAACACATTTTTGAGTGGTTCAAGAAAAGACTTTTCAAATTGTGTTTGATAGTCTACATATTTTTCAAGACCAAACTCCTGTGGTAACTCACCAAAGAAACTAATACAGTTCTCGTGAATTGTATTGGGGGTTTTAAGATACATAAACTTGATCTTTTCTCCCTCTTGAATAAGTTGATGCTTGTGTTCAATCTTATGTTTTTTGACATAATGATTATAAAGCAGAGCACCTCTTACATGAATGGGGGTTCCTTTTCTGTAAATTTCTGTGGGGTGACGATACTTTGCCAAATTGTTAACTCCTCTGGGGAAGGCAACTTCTGAATAGGGTCGCTTTCTGGTTTCATCACGGACAACATTGATGAAATTGATGAGTTCATCATTTGTCTTGCCGATAATAATCTTGAAGGCTTCATACAATTTGTCTCTGAAATATGCCGGAGTTGAAGATCTGGCAGTTTCAAGACCCATGATTTTCATCTTTGGGTCGGCATATCTAACACCTTCACTATCCCATACATTGAGAATGTAACGCTTCTTTGCTGTCCAGATGCCACGGTCGGCAATGTTCTCCCGTTTCATCTGCATCTTCTGATCATACGCATTCATATAATCAGCTAGTTCTTGATAGGACTTTTCAATGAAAGGTTCAATCTGTGTCTGACATGCCTTGTCAAGAAAAGAAACGATCTTTGCTTTCTCTGGCAATTTGTCGCCAAAGACATTTTGAACAAGAGCATCAAGACACAGATAAATGCTATCAGTATCAGAAGCAATCACATAATCAACGTCACCAGTCTTCAACACCTTATTTAGATATTGGTTCATTTTGTTCTCAATCCAACGAATTGAGAGCTGACCAGATAAGGTGATCGCTTCAGCATTTGCTAACTTATAATAACGGAAGTGCTCGTTACCGATAGCACCATAGGCAGAGTTCAGAGAGATCTTCTTTGCCATCTGAATGTTATTGTATCTGGCAATATCTTTCATGAGTTCCACGGTGGGTGTCTTCTCATACTGCTGTTTAGCAGCAAGCATTTTCTTCTTGTAGATGACACGACCATCATACATTTTCTGCATCATCTGAGGTAGGAACCCGTGAACGTCTTTGCGATACTGTGCTCCATTAGCGGCGACACAATGATCTCCCTCAATCTTTACTTTTTTATTCAAAAGATCATCAACGTTTGCTCCAGAGTGTCTCTCGTCTAACAAAGTCTCGGGGGAAATATTGTACTGCATGATCAAGTGCGGATACAGACTATTAAGGTCAAAAGAAACAACCCAGTCATAAAAACCAGGAATAGGTTCTTTCACATATGCTCCAGCATACTTGGCATCCTTAACAGCTTCCTTTTTGGGAGGAATAGCAATCTTGCGCTTCAGTAGTTCAACAAAAATGTAATTGTCCCACATGCGAACTTGTGAGAAGACATCTTCATAATTTACTTTGGCGTCATATGCCATAGTAAACGCCAAATCAAGAAGCTTCATCTTGTCATCTAATTGATCTACAAGGCGAACGTCATGAATGTTGTATTCAATAAACTTCTGCCAGTCGTTTTCGTAGAACTCTTTGAATGTATCAAATTCACTGTGATCCAGTTTGTTGGCACCAAGTTCTACAAAAGCAATATGATCAAGACGATAACTCTCTTGGTTTGTATAGGTGAATTTTTTATACAACTCAAGATAATCCAATGTAGAAATGCCAAGAGTATCCACAGCAAACTGCTTACGACCTTTGATAAAGATCTCTCGTTGAGACACAAGTTTCCAAGGAGAAAGAAGTTTAACGTATTTGTCTCCAAGCAAACGTTCAATGCGATTACAAATATATGGCATGTCAAACAACTGAACATTCCATCCAGTAATCACGTCTGGATAGTTTGTTTGCCAATAATCAAGAAAAGCAGATAGCATACTCTCTTCTTGACGAAAATGCATGTAGTCAACCATCGGATCTTTATTATCAAATGGTCTCGCACCCCATACAGTAATGCGACCAGTGAAGCTATCTTTGATAGAGATTGCGAGGATCTCTTGATCAGCAGATGCTACATCAGGAAATCCATTCTCTGCTGAAGTCTCAATGTCAATCGTGAATACACGGATCTTGCTACTATCAAACTTAATCTCATCCTCTGGATGTTCTTCGGCAATGTATTGATATAGAAATCTGGTGTTGCCGTGAATTTGAAAATCTTCTACTTGATCATACTTTTTTACAAAGTCTCTCGCCTCAGAAATAGATCCAAACTTATGTGGTTCTACGCAATGACCCTCAAGAGTTCTCCACTCAGAATAATTTTTTGTAGGGAGGTATAACGTAGGATTAAAAGGAACCCTAACGCTATACCTCGCTTCTGTACTTTTACCACATTCATAACCACGCACCAGCAATCGGTTGCCAGCTTGTTCAACATTAGTGTAAAACTTCATTCAGACTTTGGCGGATCAACTTTGAGCAGATAGACAGCAAGTAGTTTGCTGTTTGGATTGACAAGTGTGGTGATGTCAGAAGACCTGACAATCACCTCACGATCATTTGAATGGCGAGGCCATGGATATATCTCTCCATCACATTCTACCACATATGGTTCTCGTAGAACACAGTCGGGGTCACCTATTGAAGTGGCACCCTCAACCTCCTCTACTTGAGCGATAATCCACTCATTCGCCAGCTTCAGTAGGTTCGCTGTTGTCTCCATCCTGTTTTACCTCAAAGAAAAGTTGTTCATCCGTAAGTCCATACTCTTTTAACTTGAGTACATAATTATCAAGAATATTGTTGTCAGGATAAACAACACTAATGATATGTTCACCGCTCAAGCGATGCTCCTCAATTGGACTGTATGGGCACCATCTTTCATATTGAATAGGAACAGTTCCATCTTCATTTGGAGATCCAAGACTTAGAGCATATGGATACAACATTCTATATCCAACTACTTTATCATCATCTCCCTTAACTTCACCAAACATACACAGAACTCTTTCCGCAGTGGTAAGAGTTACAATGCGAATTCCATGATTAGTCTTCAGTTGCTCTGTCATTTTCTAGTTCCTTCTTCTGGGTGATTTTATTTTCATAAGCTTTTTGTAGTCCCGGTTCAGGACTACTGATTGTCATAACACAATCATACGGAATTTTAAACATGGTATCTGGAGAATATGGGTTCCACTTGCTAAAGCGAACTTGATATTCCATTCCATGTGCTTCTGTTAGATACTGAGGTGTAGTGCCATCCAGACTTAAAACATAAGGTTCGTCCATCAAAAGACAAATTCCTTTTTTATTATCGTCTTCACCATCAAAGACTTCTTTAAGTTCTGTAATGACACGATCCCCCGTCTTAAGTGTAACGATTGATACTGCCATAGTTAATAGTTATTTGATATTAGTTTAGCATCAAAAAGGGGCACCGTCAAGTGCCCCGAATATTTAGAACCACTTCTTTCTCTTTTGTTTCTCCGGAAGTTCTTTTCTCAACACAATTGTTAAAAGACCATCTTTAAAATCTACACTCTCAACTTCTACATCTTCCGCCATTTGCCAATTACGAGTAAATGACCTTTGAGAAATTCCCTTATGCTGATACTTGCGTTCTTTTTCTTCCTTTGATTTTTGAGCAGATACTGTTAGAACATGTCGTTCAGTTGCGACCTCAATATCTTCTTTTGTAAATCCTGCCAAAGCGACCTCAAGTATGGTTCTGCCATCATCTCCGTTAACCACGTTGTACAGAGGATAACTATATCCATTTCCCGCAATAGCTTCAAGTCTTCTGAATGTTTCATCTAATCCAATAGAATGTGGTGTATATGTTTCCCAATTAAATGTTACCATTGTCCTAAAAAAGCGACGTTTACATGTGACCCGTTAGGCATCACATTAATAATTATATACCAAACATAAAAAATGGGGATCGTAAAAACCCCCATGAATACTACGGTTTATTCGCCAACTACCTTTTTTCTGCCAATATTATATTTGCTTTCCAAAGTCCATTCATCCTTTTCCTTGAAAGCAAGCACTTTAATTTGATTAAGAGGAGCTAGATCACTAATTTTTTCTGGTGTAACCACAGTAACCAATCCCCAATCGCTAAGCAACTGGATAATACGATTACGACGTTGAAGATCATTCAAAGAAAAGTTTGTGTTTTTTCCATCAAGGGCAAACAACTCTTTAAAATGAACAATATAATACTTACCTTGCTTATGAAGAATATGGCAAGATTGATAAATTTTCTTTTCTTTGCGTGAAGCAACACCAATCCTGGTTAAAGTTTCTCGTACCTTTAGAAAATCATCAGGTTCTCCAAGAAGTACTTCAACCATGTCTGATTGTTTCCACTGGATTTCAGTTTCTGCGGTCATTCTTTCCACCTTTATCTAACACTTTTTTAATATGATCTAACTGATCCTTTGTGAGAACCCTAAGTGCCTGTAGAGCTTTATCGTCATTATAACCATAATACTCTTTGACTACATCAAGATAATCAATCGAATCTTTTTTTGCCCAGGGAGAAAATCTCTTTCTAGGTTTGAGACTATTTAGTAAGAAATCATACTGAAGTTTCTTTGGCAGATGAGAGTTCTTATTCATCTCATTCGCAAACAGTATAGTGTCAGTAAAGGAACTAAGGCAGCGATTAATAATATATGGTGGATATGCTTTCTCAGCATCAATATCATCTTCAAGAATGTTTTTCTTGGATTGATTGATGCTGTAAAGATAATCCTTCAGTTGATATGTCATTTAAATACGGCAGTTACATTCACAACCTTGGCGGTCGGGTTGCGAGCAAGAGCGGTGACACGGGCATCTTGATAGTTTGCCGCCTCAACGACCTCATCGAAAACACGACCATTGACGTAGAGTTGAACTTTAATTTTCATAGTTGTAAAGGACGAGTTCCTTGCGTTCTGCTTGATCTATTGTATAGGACCCGACCGAGCGCATCGTGTAGGTA